GCGAGTATGTATTCTCTAAAGTAAATACCGTTTGACCCGCTGTGGCAACTTGCACTTCTTCGTTGACAGAAAAGTTTACAAACGTTGATGGCCCCGTATTACTAGGCGAGGTGTATACAGTATTACCATTCTTGTCTTGCACGAGTATGCTATACACCGCTGCGCTGATAAACAGTCGAGCAGGTGTGCCAGAGTAAGCAGGATAGCCACCAAGCGTTCTAATCGGCTGTTGCGCTATCTGTGTAAGGGTTTCATCCCAATAAGCGACTAGAGGGCTTGTCTGTGGGTTTTGATTAGCCGAGCCGAGCCAAATATAACCGTCTTCAAGTGGCAAACCGTCTTTACCAGCAAATGTCGGAAATGGTGGCGTGATTGAAAGTGCTGACATTTATTCATTCCCCTGATTTAACTGGCGTTCAGTTTGTAATGCGCTTTGAAGCCATTTTAACCTATAGTCTAAAGACTTAGGTAGCATAATAGCGTTTGCATAATTCTTGAATGATTGTGACATAGTTACCCGTTTTGCGCTAGATGCGCTGATTGTGCCTTTCTCTGCCGCTTCTATGGCAAGTTTCTGAAAAGTCTCATCTGCGAATAGTTTACCTGCCGCTTTTAACGAATCCTTGTTGCCTTGAGATAATGCGTTAGTAAGAACAGAGGCAGCACCCGCTGCTATCGGGCCACCCATTGCGGCAGCGCCCGTGGCAACGCCTTTGGCTAGTGTACTTTCTAGCATCTTGCCAACTAAACTCTCAGCCTCTAAACCTTCTAACAAAGCCTGATTTGCCTTGCCTGTCATCAAGACATTGGCACGAGCGTCTGTAATACGCTTGGATATTTCGTACAAGTCACGCAATACGTCTGCTGAGTCTTTACCTAGTGTTTCAACAATAGCCTTGTATACAGTTGGGTTTGCTCGTATTTTAGGGTAGACAGAGGCAAACTCAGAGAATCCAAACCCGCCTTTTTCTGCACCCCTAGCTGACCGAGTAACTGAAGCCAATGCTGTGGCAATGGTTTCCTTTTTCAAGTCATCAGGTACGATTTTAAGCAGTCTAACAAAGTCTGCTGAGTCACCTTTTGCTGCGCTATTGATAGCCGTTCTCATCTTGTTAGCAATACTGCCTTCTACGTCATTACCAAATGCACTAACAATACGTTTACCTAACGCACGTTCTTTTGCATAGATAAGATTAGCAGAGCGTAACTTCTTGCGTAGCTCTTCACCGCCTAGCTTTTCAACGTTAGCAAGTTGGTCTTCAGACAATGCGGCATACAGACGCTTTAAATCTGCCTCTGCCATGCTTCCATAAGGTGATTCCATCTTATTTAAGGCTTTACCGATGAGCGTTTTTTCACGCATCAATCTGCCATAAGTCACGTCCCCGTCTTTCAACATTTTAACTAATGCACGTTCAGCACTAGACATACCTGCTTCACCGACTTCTTTGCGAATCTCATTGAGCGTTAAGTTCAAGTTTTTGAGATTAACCTTAAAGGTCTTTGATATTGCATTGTTGACTTGGTTATATAGTTCTGTAGCTTGTGCATTTAATGCTAAACGAGTCTTGACTAGTGAGTCTTTAATGCGCTCAGACACGACAGCAGGTGCTACCGTACCCTCTACAAAGACGGTATCAAACTGTTTAATGACTTCATCTGCTTGGTCTACTGCTTGGCTAACTGTGTTTCGCCATGCGGCTTCTGCTTCGCCACCCGCCCTTGAACGAGTTAAACCCGCAGCGGCTCTTACCTGTGCGTTATCACTAAATACATCAGCAGGTAGCTCAATCTTGAGCCTTTTCGCAGCGTCTTTAGCCTCTAGGTTAATCTGCGCTAAGTCTGCTAATTCATTGCGAGCAGTCGATGCGCCTAAACCTGTGCCTGAAGCTCGTTTGACTAAATCACCAATTTGTCGGTTTAATTCTTCAGACGGAACTGGTGGTGCTGTTGTTACTGGCGGAGCTGTTGCAAGTGGTTGAGTGGGTGCAATTGGTTGAGTTATCGGTGCTACTGGTGGGGCTTCGGGTGTTGCACCTGTAAAACGTTGCACCATACGTTGAGCCGCAGGTTGTGCCGCTTGCAATGCACGAGAAGCTAACGGTACAGCACCACCCATTGCACCTGCTGTTGCTACTTCCATAGGTGAGAACTCACCACCTGTAGCTAATTGTGTACCTTCTATTAAAGCCTGAGTGCCTGCACCTGCACCAATTGCGGCAGGTATTGTGGCAACACGACCCGCAGGGGTAAATGCCACCATGCCAGCCGCAGCTCTAGGAATATCACTTAGTTGAAAGCCAGGCTTAATAACGTATTGCTGACCGTCAATAGATGATTGAAGTACATAATTACCCTTCTCATCTTGAGACACTTGCACGTCAGGAAAGTTCGACTTAATGACTTGTACTGTTTCTTCGGGGTTAGTTAAAATCGTGCCCAAACCAGACTTGAAACTTTCCATGCTTAGAGTGTTTAACTCAGGCATAGCTACCCAATCAGGCAACATCTGTGTGGTAGGCGTAGCACGTTGAGTACCTGTAATTTGCTCGCCAATACCTTCAAAGAACCCTAGCTCTGGGGTCTGCGATGCAAGCCAATCTTCAGGTGACATAGGCTGAGCAGGTGCGGCAGTACCTTGGGTAGGTACAGCAGTCACTTCTCCAACTTGCACGACTGGAGTGGCTTCACCTGCTTGTTGAGATGCTAACCATTCTTCAGGACTCATTGAACCCCCATCGCTTTTTTATATGCGTTCCATTGTATATCTGAAAAGTTTGATGGTCGTGTGTATTTAGTTCCTTGCACCGTAATACTACTGACATTAGTATCTTGAGTTGGCTCTGTTGTTTCTGGCCCGAACACGTTGTCAGGGTTAAGTTTATAGTTCTTAACTACTGCACCTAACGCTTTTTTATCTTTATCAGACTTTTGTTTAGCCGCATCAAAATATTGTTTTGCTAAACTAACAAAATCTTTGCGCTGTGCCTCGCTTAAAAATTGACCACTTTCGACTTTGCTTAAAACATTTTTTAAGTTTGTAAATAATCCTGCGGTATCTCTAGCTGTAGCAAACTCAGTTTCACGCACGACAGAGCCTGGGTCTAACATCTTCATAAAGCCTGTGATCAACGCTACATCGCCTGGGCCACTCTTAGCCTTAGATGATGCGTTAATATTGTTATATGTCAAGCCAAGCTCATCATAGATTTTATTGCGAGTCGTAAATTCTTTACGCAACTTTTCTTCTTGCTCAAATTTTTTGGTTGGGTCTAACCCGCCAGACTTTTCTAAAGCCTCTAATTCCATGACAGCTTTGGCAGACTCTGTTCCTAGCTTTTTATTTTCAGCAATAACTTTATTGGTTTGCTGTTGAGTCAGACCAAGGTCAGCCGCTTTCTTTTCTAAATCAAGAATTGCAAATTGATTAGCATATTTAGCCTCTATACCTGCCTTTTGTGCCTCAGAGCCAGCCTTAGAAAGTTCTGCCATCTTTTGTTTTTGCAGAATTGGAAATAAGGTAGACTCACGGCTTTCTTTAGCAATGCCTGACCATTTAGCAGGGTCAACATTAGATAAGATTAAACCCAATTGGCTCTGTACTATTTTAGGGTCAGAGTCTAACGTTGTTAGCATGGCTTTATATTTATCTGTCGGCTGTCCTGCGTTCTCTGCGGCTACGATTTGCTTATTGATTAAATCTTTAGCAACATCAACATTACCCGAGCCAATTGCGTTAAAAGCTTGCGAACCAACTAAGAACTCATTGCTTTGTTGGTCTTTGCTTAATGTTTCCCATGATTGTTTAAATGCTTCACGCTGTGATGGATACTTTAAAGTTAATTCAGCAAAGCCTTTAGCGGTTGGGTTTTGCAAAGCGTTTTGTAAATCTACCGAGTATTGTTTTTGTAACTCTATAGCATTACGCTCGGCAATTGCGGTATCTACTGCTTGTTTTGCCAATGCGCCAGACTGCAAGCCTGACATAAATGGATTGGCAGACTGTTGACCGTATACGCCCATGTAGTTAATTGGTGCGACCATTTCTTATCCTTTAAAAGCCAAATGCTTTCTTAATACCAGGTATGCCACCCGCACCCATGAAACTACCTAACCCACCTGAAAGTGAACCAAATGTGTTGCCTGCTTGTGCGCCATAGGCAAGTTGACCACCAGCGGTAGCTGCGCCTTGTTGACCTAACAAACCTGCAATAGATGAGGCTGATTCTAAACCTGCTGCGCCAGTACCTGCGGCAGATGCTTGACCTGTACGAATAAGATTCTGAGTAGTAGCCGCACCAACGTCAGATAGACCACCGAGCCTTCCATACTGTTGATTGATTAACGACTGAAGCAACTCAGGTCTAAATTGAGCCAATGCCGCCTGTACATTGCCGCCACGCAATCCACCTGTAGCGGATGCGTTTTGCAACATTGCATTTTCACCCTGTCGAGCAAGTGCTTGAAACTCAGCTCCTGATTCTATTCCTGATATGGCTTGACGTTGAGCTTCTTCACCACCAAGCCCAAGTAATGCGGTTTGTTGCTGTAATGCACTTTGACCTGCTTGCATATAAGGTTGAATGCCAGGCAACGCAGCAGTGCCCGCCTCAACATAAGGAGTCATCAACGCAACCATCGCATCAAACTGACGCCTTTGTTCGTCTATACCTGCTTGAGCCGCTTGTGCTTGTGATGCGGCAGCGCCTTGTGCTGCGCTCGCTGCTTGTTTAGAGCCCGTTACGCTACCGACAATATTCTGAATTGTGTCTGTTACAAAACTCATAGTAGTACCCAGTCCTTTCTAGTCATTCCTAGAATATATACGTCTTTTAAGATGCCACCTTGCATACAAGCATCTTTGCGACAACCTTCATTTTTAAACCCAAGTTTCAAGCAATAGTTTTTAGCCGATTCTAACCCTGCAATAATGTATGCAGTTACTCGCTGTACTGAATCGTGACTAAATGCCCAATCTAAAAACTTGCAACCTAGTTCTCGTGAATAAGGTAATGATGACTTTTTAAGCAATGAGTGAAGCTCAAATTCCAACGTAGAGAATCGAATAGCCATAAATGCGCCAGCAAAGTTGTTATCTATCCATGCAGACAAGTATGTAACTTGCGGATTGACAATAGGCGTAGCTCGTCTGTGATCGTGACCTACCTTATTGATATAAGGGTCAGCATATACCTCAAGCAATTGCTCGTCTGATATATATTCTGTTACACAAACGCTTGGCATCACATCTCCATAATTGGGAATTGTGAGCTGCTGGGGGCTCTGTAACCTCAGACACCCTATTTTATCGCAACTCACCGCTATGTCAATCGAATTCACATTCTCGCTCTTCCCACGCTTGGCATGAACGCAAATCGTGACATATAAAGTCAAACTTTTCACAATACCCACGAAACCCTGCGTCTTTGTCCCATTCGTTACGGGGTATCTTTTCCATCTTAGCTTGAGTCATCGTGCTGTTGTCATAATACTCACAGTTTGAGCACCTACGTCTACGAGCTTCTTTCTCATCGACTTGCATAGCGTCACCGAGCTTTATCCAATAGGTGCGGTTAGCTGTCGGTTCGTTTGATGGGAGTTCAGGGCCAAGCATCCAGTCATCAATCACGGTCTGCGTATTCTTACGGTTCTCAGACGCTGAGATGAACTCCTCTTCAACAGGGAAACCTGCAAAGCCTTTAGGTATGACCATAAAATCTTTCATCTTTAAGTCCTTAAGTAAGCTCACGACCTGTTGATCGAATAGTAAGCGATGTTGCCGCACTAGCAATGGTGCTAATAAACCCATTAGGGTCTATAGCTTGACCAACCAATTCGGGGAAAGTATACGTCTCATCGGGTGCAATACTACGAGCATCAACTATTAAGTTAGACGCCCCCACAGAGCCACCACTAGACACTAGGTTGACACTAAGGGTAACGTTGCCAGCAGATGTATTGGTGGCTGTGAACTTGTCGATAATAGTTTTACAGTTCACGGCTGTATATTGCGTGGTGTCCGTGGCTTCTGCTTGCTTAGAGGGTATGAGTACTTTTA